TGGTGACTGGACGACGGGAGAGAAGGGGCAGATCAGAGACGCTCTGGGTGTGGATGGGTCGAAGGTCGCGGCTACCGGTGGGCAGCTGCAGACGGTGGACGGGAAGGCCGATGCTCTCCTGGCCCGTCTTACCCTGGCCCGGGCTGCAGCCCTAGATTTGATTCCCGCAGTGGACGATACCGTGTCATTGCTCAAACGCATTGCCGTGAACAGACTCGAGCTTTCCGATGGTGCGGGCGATAACTGGGTCCTCTATGCGGACGATGACGTGACGCCGTTGATCACCTGGCCGGTCAGAGACAAGGGTGGCGGGGCGATTGCTCAGCCGGTGGGAGCGCCGTCTAGGCGGTCTCGCGGGACGATCATTCCATGACCATTTCTACCGGCGGCTGGGGTGGTGGGCCCATTGTGTCCGGTGGTTGGGGTGGTGGCGCTGGTACGTTTGTCCCACCCGTCGATATCACGGGATTGACGCCTTCGGTGGCCACGTTGCTTTTGCGGCCCCTGTTGTCGGTTTCATTGGAAGATCGTCCGGCGCAGCCCTTGAGCCTTGGACTGATTCCCGTGGTCCAAGCCCTTTCGCAGAAGATCCTGGCCGCGTTGAATAGCTTGGGGATCCGGCCGGCGGTTTCCACAACGCCGTCCGAGCGGGCGACCGTAACCCCTGTGTCTCTGATCCCGCGTCTAGGCACAGGGACCGAGGCTCCGATAGAATTGGAGGCCAAGGCCCTGAAGGCCGGGGTGTCCACTGACGCGGAGGAGAAGCCCGCCGCGGAGACTAAGAATCTAAAGCCCAAGCTGAAGGGATGACCCATGTCGGTTATCAAACTCAAGATCACGGTCGATGAGCTGGACAATGTTCTGACCCAGTACGACCAGATGAAAATCTACCGCGCGAGTTCGTATGCGGGGACCTATTCCGAGATCACAGGGGCGGGGACGCGGATTCAACTTCAGCAGGGCGTGGATCTCTATGAGTACGATGATACGGGCGGGGCGGCGACGAGTTGGTATCGGGTCAGTTACTACAACTCCACAACGCAGGCGGAGAGTGATCAGAGCGAGCCCCAGCTGGGCGAGGACCAGACCGCGGCTGGGGTTTTGAGTGTCCAGGAGCTGAAGGACGTCTTCCTGTTCGGGATAGACCTGACCGATGATGCGGGGAATCCATTCCCAGATATCATGTTCTCTTGGGGTATCCGATCAGCCATCGCATTCTTCGAGCGGCGGCTGGATATCCACATCAAGAAGAAGGTCTTCACGGGGGAGCGTTATGACTACTACCGCGGAGACTACCAGAACTGGACGATCATCAAACTCCGTGAAAGCCCTGTGCTGTCCGTGGAGGCCGTCCGTGTGAAGTGGCCGAGCAATACCACGGTGATCGAGTTCCCTTCGGAATGGATCCAGTTGAGGGCTGATGTGGGGCAAGTGAACATCATTCCGGCGAGTGGAACGATGTCTCAGGTCCTGCTCACGGCCGGAGGTTCGTTTCTTCCGCTGCTGGCCGCCGGCCGGGACTTTGTTCCCAGTATTTTGGAAGTGGACTTCACCGCGGGATTCGAGGACGGAGAAGTCCCCCAGGAACTCAGGGACGCGGTGGCCAAGTTGGCCAGCTTCGCTCCGCTCAACGTCGCGGGTGACTTGATCGTGGGGGCGGGGATCGCGTCCAAGTCCATCAGCATTGATGGGCTCAGCCAGTCCATCAACACCACGAGCAGCGCCACAAATGCCGGATATGGCGCGAGACTGGTCCAGTACGAGAAAGAGCTGAAGATGGTGATGCCTGTGCTCGAAAGGTACTACAAGGGCCCGCGTCTGCTGGCGCTGTAGGAGGAGTCAATGCCGACGTTGAGGCCCCGAATCTCCACTGGACTCCCTGCGGGGATCAAGGCGCGTCCGCGTAGTGACTTTCGTCCGCAGGAGTTCGACAAGGCCATCTATGAGAAGGGATACCGTCTGTGGTGGAGTCGGGCAGGTCTGTGCCCCTGTAGGAACAACGAGCAGACGGATCAGCCCGATCCAACGTGCTCTTTGTGCAAGGGGCACGGCTACATCTACTTTCTTCCAGACCCGGCGATGCAGACGGGAACGCGCGTGGATGTCTTCGGGAACGCGGTGGAGGTCAACGACGCGGAAGACGCGGTTATGGTCCAGGGAATCATGACCAGCATGACCCAGGACCCGCAGGTCTTTGAGAAGTTCGGGGAATGGGTCTTCGGGGCTTCCCGCTGCACTACACAGCCTGAGAATCGATTGGGCTACCGGGATCGGTTGGTGGCTGTGGATTCCATCATGCCCTGGGCTCAACACATTCAGTACGCGGGGGCGGCGGAGATCCCGGTGGTCGGTGGACACAGCAAGGCCGGGCTCCGCTATCCGTTTGTGGAAGTCAACTACTTCCGCAGTTTGTCCACTGTCTTCCGCGAACAGGTTCATTTTGAGCTGACGGACCGGGGAACCATCCGCTTTCTGGGGGATGCAGCTCCGGCCTCCGGGACCCTGCTGTCCATCCATGGGGCGATCCACCCGGTCTGGATCTGCATGGATCATATGCACGTTTACCGGGACAGCCTGGTGGAAGAGAATGCCCCGGGCCCGACCCAGGCGGACCAGTACACCCGGCTACCCCTGCAGGTAGTGGTCAAGCTGGATTTCCTTGTGGAGTCTTGATAGGCTGGAGCGCGTAAATGCCCATCATCGACATCGACATGGAATCCCTACTTCCCCGGAGTGTCCTGGGTATCCTGGACAACCTGGGAGCTATCGTGGAATCCGTGCTGGACGATGTGGCCACGTCCACGCTGATGAAGTGGCGCCAACTGGCTTCCCAGGGTTTGCACACGTCGAAGGCCGAGTATCTGGACTCTCTCCAGGATATCGAGGTCCGCGAAGGCGAGCGGGTAATCTCGTTGGTCGGTTGGCTTGCGGAGGCTGTGGAGACCGGTCTGGAGTCTTTTGATCTGAAGCCCATTCTCTTGGAGCGGGGCGCGCGGAAATCGAAGGCCGGTTATCGATATCGGCCGATTCCTTTCCGCCACGCGACTCCGGGGGCATCCACAGGCCAAGCGGGGCCGGCGATGGGCTCGAGGTATGGACCTGTTCAGGCGGTATCCATGGCCACGCCTGGGGCGCTAACTCAAGGAGCGGCCGCAGCGCTGGGGAAGGCGGTTCACCAGGAGGCCAAGCGCCTGAAGCCCGGTCAGCGTCTTCGCGCAGGAGCTGGTGGGGCTCAGAAGTTGACTCCGCGTCATTCTACCGATCTGTACGCGGGGATGGTTAAGCGGACCAACAAGTCCCCCGGGGGGAAGAAACAAACGAGCGGCTATCTGACCTTCCGCATGGTGAGCGAGAATCCCGCGGTCCATGTCGGTGGAGAGAAGTGGCTCCATCCGGGGATCGAGGCGAGGAACTTCGCGGACCAGGCCGCGGACCATGCGCGGGCGATGGTAGGCCCAGCGGTCCAGCTGGCCGTCCAGAATGCGCTGGGGGGACGCTGATGGCCCTCGTGGAGCGTGTTCTGTTCTCAGTCATCAAGACCGGTCTGGACTGGTTCAAGGCCAAGCCTGAGCGGTTCGAGCGCTGGCTGCGGGATGAATGCGACGAGCTGAGCGATGAGGAAATAGCTCACGCGCTGCTCTACTTCGCGGGAGGGACCACGGCGGATGGTGAGGCTGTGGAGGCTCGTCCTCCAGCGCTGATTCACGGTTACGCGCGGACAGGTGGGCCCTTTCCCTGCTGGGCCCTGGTTTTGGGGGCAGAGAAGATCTTCACCAACTATCTTGGGGACGATGCTTCCCTGTTGGATTCGGATGGGGAGTACACCTACGATCCCGAGACCGGAAAGATCGTGGATCCCAAGATCCGCCGGATGCAGTACACCTTCAATGTCTTGGTCCATGTGGATCACCCCGATGTCTGCTCCTACTACTACCACCTGTTGAAGTTCATCGTTTCCAGTTCGGATGATGTGCTGCGCGCGCGGGATGTCGATGAATTGGATTTCAGTGGTCAGGACTTGGCTCCGGATCCGCGCTATCTCCCGAGCGATCTGTTCACGAGGTTGTTCCAGATCGTTGTGGTAGCGGATGAGACTTGGGCCGAAGCCCCGTGGAGCGAGTTCCAACCGATTGAGCCCGGGCCGAAGACCCTAACCGGGATGCACCTTGACGATGACGGATCTCAGACGCCAGACGGCGCCGAGGGCGACGAGAAGGCGCTGGTGACCACCTACACGGAGAGCTAGGCGATGGCCAAGAAAGACCGCGAAGCGGAAGAGAAGAACATCGGCAAGCCCGCTCAGGACGCCTTTGAGGCCAAGAAGACCGATGAGGTGATGGTTCCTCCGGTGGAGGAGGTCACGCCCGCGGTCAAGCCCGAGAAGGTCAAGCCTGTTGTGGAGGGGCCGAAACCGCGGCCCGAGCAGGTGAAGGCTGCGCAGTATCTGGAGGGGCTCAAAGCCAAGCCCGTCGAGCCTCCCAAGCCTCGAGAGGACAAGCGGGCGGGGAAGAAGCCTCCGCCTGTGAATCAGCCCGAGCCCCGTCTCACGGCCCGTCAGTTCGTGCGGGCGAGGAAGCAGCGTTGGGAGCGTTGCGCGGGGTTCCTGAACGAGATGAAGCGGGCCGTGGGTCCCACGGCCCGCTTGACCATGATGGAGTGGCAGCCCTTGTGGGATGCGTTCTGGACACGACCGGTTGGCGGGCTCCGCCGACGCTAGCAGGAGGACGAGAACATGTCAGCGACGTCTATCTTCTTCAATGGCCGCGTGATCTCGATCCCCGGAAGCTACACCGAGGTGGACCCTTCCGGGTTGGAGACTGTGGGCCTGGGGGCCTCCGGCATCGTGGCGCTGGTCGGAATGGCGCTGGGCGGTAAGCCCTGGACGGAGGTCGGAGAGGGAGCGGTCAAGGACCAGCTGCAGGTGGCGACCAATCCCCAGCACCCCTTCACGTTCTTCCGTTCGGGAGACCTGAAGGAAGCGGCCGCTATCGCGTTTGCGCCATCCGTGGATGCCGATGTTCCGGGTGGCGCGGTGGAGGTCGTGTTTGTGAAGGTCAATCCGGCCACGCAGTCCAGTGCGACCTTTGACAACGTGGACGGTCCCGCGATCACGTTGACCAGCGAGGATTGGGGCTGGCACACGTCCCAGATCAACGTGGAAATCGGGACGGGTACGGCCAAGGGGAAGCTGGTCACCATCGTCTTCGAGTCCACAACCGAGACCTTCGACGATCTGGGTGGGGACACTATCTTTTCCCTGCAGTATCTGGCGACCACGCCGGCCGATGGTTTCACGACCATCACGGCCGAGGTGTCCGCGTCGGCGCTGATCTGCGCCTTCACGCGGAACCAGACTGGGCTGGATGGGGACATCTCGCTGCAGGTGACCCCGGCCAACAAGATCGCGCTGGTCAGCTCTGACGCGGGAGACGTGGGGATCATCGTCGAGCTGTATGGGCTCGATACGTCCAACGCGACCCAGCGGATTCAAGTCACGTTGAACGGGACCAACGAGGTCTTGCCCAATGAGACCTGGAACGAGTTCCACGGGGCGCGGGTTGTGTCCGGGACCCTGGCCGGGACCTGCACCCTGAAGGATGGGTCCGGTGGATCCACGATCACCACGCTGACTTCTGGGGCTCCGTCCAAGGGTCTCGAGCCGCTGAGCGACATGGTGGGCGCGGGTTCCGCGATCACGGTGGTGGCCGGGGGAGCTTCCACGGACTACGTGACCATCGTGGGCCTGTCGTCCTCCGGGACGATTCAGACCGAGCGTCTGCAACTGAACGGCACAACTCCTGTGGCTGGATCGGCTCTGTGGAGTCGGTTTGACTATCTGGCGCTGGGGGCGCTGGCGGCTGGGACAACGCTCACGGTGAGCGGGAACGCCATCAACGCGCCGTTTGCCGGTCTGGACACGATCCAGAAGCTGGCGGACAACCTGAACGGGAAGTTGGGTTTCACGATGACCGTGGAGGTCAGCAATCCAACGACCTATGACCCGGCGGACCTGGACATCGTGGCCACGCCCGTGGACATCCTGAGCCCGGCGGAGCCGAGCTTCGGGGATGACCTGATGGCCATTGTCCGCAAGCTGAACAGCGATTCCGTCCTGGTGACCGCTGCCCGTGCGACCGGTGGGACCGATGCGCCGGACAACACGACCGCGCCGGTTTACCTGACCGGCGGAAACGAGGGATCATCTTCGCCGGGCCAGGAGGCGGTTCCCACGGCCACGTCCACGGACTGGCAGGGGGCCTTTGACCTGCTGAAGAAGGTCTATGTCAACACCATCGTTCCCCTGACCGGGGATCCCGCGGTCCACGCGATTCTGGACGCACACGCCGCGTACATGGGCGGGGTTGGTCGGATGGAGCGCGATGGTGTGGTTGGTCTCCAGAACGCGGGCCTGACGGACGTTCCCACCAAGACGGAGCTGAAGTCTCAGATCGTGGATCTGAACAGCCGTCACATCCGCGCGGTGGCCCAGACCATCGACCGCTACAACACGGCCCTGGATCGGGAGACGTTCCAGCCTCCGTTCGCGGCCGCGATGATCGCGGGGATGCAGGCGGGATCCCCGGTGGGGACATCTCTCACGCACAAGTTCGCCAACTGCCTCGCTGTGGGTCAGGACTCCACCTGGAATCCGTCCGATGATGCGGAGGAGTTGATCCAGGCCGGCCTCCTGATGATCGAGAACATCGACAACCAGGGGCGGCGGGTGGTCCGCAACATCACCACCTA